ATTCTCGCCTTTTTTATTCCTAACTGCATATTTAACTATATTGCCATCTATAAAGTCTAAATTATGTGAAATTATTAATTCTATAGGCTGTATTTTTCCTTTATAATGATTGCCACCTATTTGCTTATCTATGGCTCTCTGCGTGGCTCTATGGCGTTTTAAAGAGGGTTTTTTCATCTATATATAGATGTTTCCGTCCCAAGAACCATTTTTCTTTAAATACATGGGTGTCAGATGTGGCATACCATCAGTAATCAATCCACAAGATAGAATTGGTTTTTTTAAATTTAGCTTCATGTAAGACATACTTAGGGCTTTGACATCAACGAGACAACCGACAGTCATGCCGAAGTTTAAATGAAAATCATTACCTACAAATTTAATTTCACTACGAGTATGTGCATGGCCTTGAACTACTGACATAGAATATTGAGCAACAGCTTTACCAATATCAGCAGAAAAGTAATGACCAAATAAAACTCTACCTTTATCAGTATTAATAAAATGTTTTTCTTTCCATTCCCAACCTTTGCCAACTTCCCATATTTGATTATATGATTTTATAAAACTTCTTGTCATGCCTTTAGCTATTGCTCTACGATAAACCATAGAACCATGATTGGATTCTAAAATAGTCATATTAGGAAATAGTTTATATAATTTTTGAATATCTTTTTTTGCTAATTCGTATTCATCTTTTGGGCTAGGTAAGTCAGGGTCAATAACATGGTTCACATTGATAGAGTGCATATCGGCTTCATCTCCGATATGAATTACAGTTGTAGGTTTGTATTTTTTTTTTAATTTAGAAAGAAATCCGTACCAATCTTTGTGTGCAAATGGAAAATGACAATCACTTATAATTAAAACTCTTTTATGATTCATGCAATTATGTGTTGTATATTATTTTGATAAAAAGTAAAGCACTTGGGCTATGAACAATAAAGCTACAGCACCAACTCCATACATAATTAAATTGTTCAGGCTATCAAATTTCTTATCTAACTTTTCATCAATCTTTTCTATATCTTCGTGCATATGAGCAAGATGATTATTTTTAATTGTTGAAATATCTTTTTTTAATCCTGTGACATGACCATACAACGATACGATATGTTCGCCTGTTGTCTTTGGTCTTTTAGTCATTAGCTTTGATCTACTTTCTCTAGGATTAATTCAAATCCAGCACTAACTGATGATGTTGCACTAGCTTTAGCAACTAATTCTAAATCTGTTTTTTCTGTAAATTTTACAGGCACTACATAATTCTTTTCTACAAATCCACCTCTTGTAGTTATAAATGCTTTTGTGTTCCAAACATTACCATTGTCTATTTCTTTTGAAATAAATCTAATTTCATTTTCTAAATCTTTAGAACTACCTAAATCTATTTGCATTAAGTAGGCATTGTATTTTCTAGGGATTGTATAAACACACATTAAAGTTTGACCATAACCAGCACGAATTTGAGCAACAGTTGTAGAGGATACTGTTATTGTAATTGTTCCAACATTTGCAGTTCCTGTATTTGCAGTTATCATTACTGCTCTAAATACTCTGATAAAAGATACTGTTCCAGCACTACCACCAATAGTCAAAGTTTCTTCTGCTAAATCATAATTAGAATCTAAGCCAAATATTTTAACTGTTCCTGTATTGTCATCTGAATCAGAAGAAGTTGCAGTAGCAGTACCAGAAGAAGATGGGTAGGTGTATGTGTTATTCCCGTCCCATACTGTTTCAAATGCACCACTTCCTACAGAAGTGTTTAATCCAAATTTATGTACACCACTAAAATTACCAACATTACCTCTTTGAATAGATAATCCTATTGGTGCAAATGTATTGTCAAATAAACTCATTTTTTAGCCTTTTTCTTTTTCTTCTTTTTTTTCTTCTTCATTGGTCGTTTATTAATAAACTCACTTAAAGTTTTTGTTGTTGTATATCCAATCATTTCTTTTTCTTTCTAGGTTTATATTTTTTGATAGCTTGAGAAATGAATATGTTTTTATACAAAGAAACCTTTTTGCCAAATTTCTTATCAGCTTTTCTTTTAGCTGATTTATAAGCATTAGACTTTTTATTAAAAGATTTTGGTTTCCCTAATTTCTTTGGTCTAGCTTTAGCATATATAGGTTTCTTTGTGGCCATTACTTCTTCTTCTTTTTAGCTTTTTTCTTTTTCTTCATTGGTGGTCTTCCTCTTTTAGACCCATAAGTTCCTTTTCCCATTGGCATAATATTCTCCTTTAGTTAGTTAATTTTCCACCAGACCATTTGGCTTCTGGTAATCCATTAGTATATGATTTTCCATCAAATGTTAATACTTGTTTTCTGTTTGAGCCATCTTTATATGAAACATGAATCCACCCACTATTAGCTTCTCCTGTATAATACTCTAAGATCAGTTGGTCAAAGTCACAATGATTTTCAATCCACAAAGCTACTTCTAAATTAGAAACTCCAGCTATTTCAAAATCAGTTGCGTTTCCTGTAGTGTGTTGTGATGTTTTTTTACTTCCTATTGCTTCGCATAATTCTTCTGATCTATAACCAGATGTAATTGTAACAGGCTTATCAAATTTAATTCTTACAGGCTCTAGTATTTCATAACAAAGATCGCCTAAGTTTTTAATCTCTCCACTACCAGCTTTATTCTTAATACCTTTTCTTGTAGCAGTTTGTGATTTTTCAAACTCCTCTAATGTAAAATGTTTGGAAAGTTGCATTTAAACCCCTATGGTTTAGTTGGCCATGTAACAGCATTAACATCTTCAACAGTTGTTAAGCCATTTGTAATATCTCGTAAATCTTGTCTATAAGTTGTCATGTTAGCAGAAAGTGTATTATCTGATAATGCAAGATAATCTGTAGCTTTTAATAAACTATCTCGTCTTTGTCTTAAATCTGCCATAGCACGATCAAAAGCACCATCATTCCATGCTTGTTCTTCAGCATCTCTTTGTGCTTCTTCTTCTGCTGTAAAGGGTACTTGAACCCCATTTATTAAGTGATGTCTTGTCATGTCTTTTTATACTCCTTTGTTAAAATTTATGCAATACCATAAAGGCAAATATCTCCAGCATCTATGTTTCCACTAGATGCTTTAAACTGTATAGCATTAACAGCACTTGTAGTATTTCCATACCCAGCAACATAAGCAACTATACATTGGTCATTTAACTGAATAAGATTACTACTTGAAATAAAATGCTTTACAAAAACAGAACTTGATGGATTAAATAGATGAAAATAACCAGATAAACTTTCATCATTACCATTTCCTAAATCTCTGTGAATATTTGCAAATCCTGTTCCTACCATATCTCCATTAGCACTATCATAAATCAAACCTTGTGTTGCACCTGATTCTAAATTGTATGCAGTAAAATAAGTTGTAACTTTTGAAACATTATAATTACTTCCACTATCTGTGCTTAAATTAAAAGTAATATCTACACCATCATTTGCTGGGTGTAAGTTTTTAAAATAAAAAACATATTCCTTATAAGTATCATCTAGCACCACACCATCAGAGCCATCAACAAAAGATAAAGTAGCAGATGAACTAGCTGTTAGCTTTTTAATAAATACTAGACTTCCACCAAAGCCAGATGCCATTGAGCCATTGTCGAATATTGTTGTGCCATTAGATATTAGTCCCATTATGATACTCCATACATTTTGATTATGCCACTATCTATGTTGCCAGATTCAAATCTAAAACTAATTCTTGTTATAGGAGATGTCGTATTAAAATAACCAGCTATGTGTTGACTTAAAATATGGTCGTTAGAGTTATAATCAGTTGTTGTTGCTATAAAATGTTTTACAAAAGTTGTACTGCTAGGATTATATAAAAATAATGAACCAACCATTGACTCATCATTTCCACTTCCTACATCATCTGATAAATCTTGATAGCCTGTTCCTTGTGCTTGGTCACTAGAAGCCTGATATGCTAACCCTGTTGCAGTATCAGATTCATTATGGAATGTTCTAAAATAACTAGATGTTATAGTTTGATTGTAATTAGTGTTAGTTCCTGTATCTCCTTGAAATTGAAATTCTACAGTATCATTACTTGGGTGAATATCTATAAACTTAAAAACATATTTATCATAAGTGCTATCAATACCAGATGTAAAAGATATTGTATCTGAACTTGATGCTGTTTGCTCTGATATTAATATTAAACTTCCTGTTGGTACTGCTGGGTCTAAAGCACCATTGTCTATTAATGTTGTTCCACCTGATACTACTGCCATTATGAATCCTTTATTCCATATAGTTTTATTGTTCCAGCGTCTATATTACCACTAGCAAACTTAAATTGAACACCATCTATCGCTGATGTTGTATTACAATAACCGCTTACATAATGTTGAATAGCAAAATTATTATTATGAGCATGGTGAGATGTATTTAAAAAATGTTTTACAAAAGTTGTAGATGATGGATTGAAAAGATATAATATCCCAGAAACTGATTGGTCATTATCATTTCCTGTTCCACCGCCACCAACTATTGTTTGAAATCCAGTTGCTTCAGCTAAATCATTACTAGATTCATATTCTAGTGATGTAGCACTATCACTTTCATTATGATAAGCTGTAAAAGCTGTTGTAGTTTTTGTAGCATCATAATTACTCCCACCATCTCTAAAATTTACTTGAAAATTTTGGCCATCTGTTTGTGGGTGACAGTTTATATATTCAAACTTATAAATAGGATAGGTGCTATCAATCCCACTTGTAAAACTTATGTTAGCTGAACTTGATGCTGTTTGTTCAGATAATAAAACCATTGAACCTAAATTAACATCAAATGCACCATTATCTAAAATTGTAGTGCCATTGGAGATAAAAGCCATGTTTAAATCTCCTCTAGTTTAAACTTATATTTCTTACCTGATTTGTTATTAACAATAAATAGATCGTCAGAACCCTCTTGAATAGTCCAATTACCTTTAGTGCCATCTACAGAGTTACCCTCTGATTTTGCTTCGTTAGATAAATGTAAGTCTCCTGTGTATATGTTTCTCCAAACCTTATCTGATTGACCTAAATCGTAAGTGTCAGTAGCACTTGGTTCAACATGACCAGTAACTGAAACACCATCAGTTGTTGTTTCAAATTTCTTTACGTTGTTATGGTAAAGTGAAACTTCTCCATCTTTAACGAACCTAGCCATACTTTCAGCAGTACCACCAGATGTAAGTTCGATTGCATTTCCATCAGTATCTATAAATAAATTTGATGTACCAACGTCTTTAATAAAACTTCCACTATCATTATGGAAAATTTCTAAATCATTTCCTGTTCCAAATCTTGCTTTAACATTATCATTGAAATCAACTCCTGTAGCACCACCAACAGAAGTAACACCACTTAAACCAGAACCATCTCCAGAAAATGATGTAGCTGTTACTGTTCCTGTTATATTTACATTTCCTGTGCCTGTAATATCTGAACTGTTTAAATCTAAATCTGCACCTAATTGTGGGCTAGAATCATTTATTAAATCTGTTGCTACTGTTGAATCTAGCCAATTAACTGTGTTAGCTGAATAATCAAATTGTGCTAAAGATATATCATCTGTCCCATCAAAGAATTTTAATGTTGGATTAGTAGCATTTGTTGTATCTAACCAAACTGTTCCAGCAACTGCTGAACTTGGTCTTGATGAGCCTGAATTATTTGTATTAATAGCTTCTAAAACATTGTTTAAATCTGATCTAAATGCTGGAAAGCCTTGATTGTCTATGGAATAATCGTGTTGTGCCATGATGTGTTTTTACCTTATTTATTAATTAATTCAATCATTTTATTATTGCTGACTACCAAGTCCTACAGCTTGGAAATCAAAAGTTCTATCTACAGTATTACCACCACTATCAAAAAACTCAATATTAAAATTAGATGCACTTTTAGAATTAAGTGTAAAATAATCTCCTGTATTTAAGTCTTGTGCAATAATTGTTAATGTAGGTGTTTGATAATATGGATTGTCGAATGTTATAACTTTTCCAGTTATATCTGTTCCTGAAGATACATTAGAGCCATCTTGAATTACTGTTGGTAATAATAGTTTAATAGATAGATTATTTATTTTAGGAGTTGCTGATGTGTCTATTGAAGTTAAAACTGCTCTAAATTTAACTGCTCTTGCAACATAATCTCCAGCTTTAAAATTTTGATAACTTCCAAATGTTACATTGTCATCTGATAAAGCTATTTGTAATTGAACATTAGAAGATATGGCCTCATCTGTATCGCCATCAAATAAACCCTCTTTAGAATCAAATAAGCCAGTTTGAGAATCAAAGTTATCTACATAATCTAAGTGATCTACATTAAGTTGGTTAAGTAATAATTTAATTTTAAACTTAGCACCAAAGTCAAATCCATCAAAATCATAAGTACCAGAACTTGCTACAGAACTATTACCACCATCAAATAATCCAAGAGCATCATCTACATCTCCTGTAGCATCATCAAAGTTATCTGAAGTATCTAATATCAATGCGTTATCTACTGCTACACAATCAGTTTTAGTTCCTGTAAATGCTGTTTCTTCTGTAATCGTTGTAATAGGTTTAATACCATCTATAACTTGTTCTGATATAACTACTGATGTAGATGTTGCCGATCTTATACCAAATTTATCTACGGCTTTTATAAAATATTTTCCAGTACCTACAAATGGAGTGACTACAGAAGTTGCTGGTCTTGCAATTCTTGGAACAAGTACAGTTGTATTTGCATAAATAGTTTCTGTAGTATCAGAAGTAAATCTTATTTCATAAAAATCTAAATCTAAATTAGTTACAGCATCAAATGTATGATGAAGTTTATCGCCAACAACATCTATTGAATAATTTTGAACAGTATCAGGTGGGTCAAATGCTGAATCGACTTCATGTTGAATAGTAGTAAATGCTGATGTAACTCCTAAAGAGTTTATGGCTCTACATCTTATATCAAATACTACACCCTCTTTTACAGGATATTTTTCAACAATTTTATTTGAACCTCTACGCAATAATCTATAACTTGTTGATGTAGATTCTTTATACTGTACCTCAAAATCATTAACGAATTTATCTGTGCTTGTAATATTAACTATAAGTTTTGAAACTACTGAACCATCAAATAGTTCTAGTAATTCATCTGTTGCAGAAATAGATGGTGCTTCAACAGAAAAAGGATTCGGTAAGTTAGTTGATGGTATAGTTGTTGCCTCTGCTTTTTCTGACCATTGATAATGATTATCTTGATATTCAACAAGTGATAATCCTACTGTTAAATCTTGATTAAAAGTTATTCCAATAACTCTAAAAGGTTTAGCAGAAAATCCTAAAGAAGAATGTGTAATATTAACTATATCTCCTATCGCTAAATCATAACCATTAAAATCAACATTAACACCTAAAGATAATGCTTCTCTACTTCTTCTAAGTATTACCTCTGCCATTTCTTCTGCTTGATATTGTGAAGTTATTGTTGTGAAATTAAATCTACCCTCTAATAAAAAAC